GACATCGTGATGGTCGATGCCGTGGCGGTCAGGTTGAACGTGGGGCGGTTGGAGCCGCGACCAAGCCCGACAACGGCCACGCCTGCAACGTCGATAGCGAGCGCGGTTGCCGTCGCGATGGTCTCGGCATGGCCCGGCTTGATAAAAATGATATCGCCGCGATTGGCGACGCACTGGCCGACAGCGTAGTCCAGCGTGCTGAATGGCGCGTCGAACGTGCCCTTGTTGCCGTCAGAGCCACCTTTCTGGCCGGGCAGGAGAGCGGTGCCGTTGTAGACCCAGAACACCTTGCCGGGGTTTGTAACCGTCAGCGGGACGCCCCGGATGCTGATTCCCTGGGCAAAGCCGTTGGGGAAATTGCTCATCAAAGTCATTTCATTCTCCTATGGACCCCGTGGGGCCAATAAATGGAAACCCATAGTTTGAAGGTGAGGGCGCCCTACTTCCCGAGCGCCCCCACAGTAGTTTAAGCTCCGGGGCTCCCGTACACGCCGCGCGGGTCCGTCCAGCCCACAGCGTACCGCTCGTACCCCTTGTACTTCAGGTTCGAGGTGTCGAAGTCGCCGTCCTGCGAGAAGGTCGCTTCCTCACGCTGGATCAGCTTCACGCCCTCGGGTGCGTCGGTGCGGATGAAGTAGGCGTCCGTATCGGTGAGGTACGGGCTTGCCTTCACGCCGTCGGGGAACATGCCCAACGCGCGAATGGCGTTGATGTCATTGTTCGCCGAACCCGACTGCTGCACCGACTTGAGAATGCGCGCCGCCTCGAACTCCATTTCCACCGGAATATGGAGCGACTTCGCCTTGAGGCCTATTTTCAGCCCACGATCATCGACAGCCTTGCGGATGAGGATCAGCAGGTCCTCAAGCGAGGCCTCGGAAAGGTCCGCCGCGGTCGTCAATTCGTTCTGCCACGGCCCCGCGAGCGAAGGGTGATCCGTCGCGCACATTTCCTTGCCGTCCGCGCCGGTATAGGAGCTGTTGAACGCCCGGTTATAGACGTTCGCGGCAACCGTTTCCTTGGTGATGCGGAACGAGCGGGCCAGTGCCTTCGCCCGCACCGCGCCGCGCTTCAGGTAAAGGTTGTCCATCAGTTCCTCATGGGTGAGGATGAACCCCATCCCAAAAGGAATGTGCGTGTAGCGCTTGGTGTAGCCCTGCCCATGGGTGTCGTACGTGATCGCCGCTCCCTCCAGCTTTTGCGGCACGAGACCAAAGCCGGTGACCTGCTGGTCTTCCTCGTAGTGCTGCTCCGAACCGGAAATATCGAACAGGTCCGTGTAATATTTCTGCTCGTCGGTGTAGTTCAGCCCCCACAGCTTGTTGAGGCCGGCAAAGAGGAGCTTTGGATTTACTGCGGTTGAAATAACGCTCATTGTCTGTGCTCCCCTTAAATACCAGCGACCTGGTTGCCCCACTGCGAGCGGTTAATGCGAACGAGCCATTTGCAGTGCTCGCCGATCGCATTATCCGCGCGACGGACTTTACCGACGATCTGAAGGTCGAGAGTGTTGGTGGTCGCCTCTGTCGCGTTGTTCAGTTCGACGCCGGAAAGCCCGGTGGTGGTCGAACCCGAACCAACAACGAAGTTGGCGTTGAGGCCCATGTCGGCCGCAGCAAGAGGCGTACCACCGGACACTTCCTGAATCTCGTACAGGAGATTAGGCGGGGCCACGAGAAGCAGCCGTGTCGTGGAGGCCGCGCGGTAAACGAGGCTGTCGCGGGTTTCGGCGACAACGCCAACCACGACGCCGGCGATCACGTCGCCGGTGGCCGCCTGGTCAACGTCGATGTACTCCTCGCCGTCTACCGTGGACGACGTGCCCGACAGCTTGACGGGATCGCCAATGAAAATCGCGGTGCCGTCACCGGATGCGGTAGAATAGGTGCGAACAGCTCCGTTATACGGAGAGCCGTCCAGATTGGATGCGGGACGAAGCCCGAATGGAGTGTCAGCATTTGCCATGAAAAGGCGTTCCCTTGCCCTGATTGAGCCAAAGAACGCCTTGTCATTTTACTGAATCGGACGCCTATCGCTCAATCGAAATTGACGAATGGCGGGTTTCACCTGGCCTGTAAGACGTGCTGGGGTCGACCTCGCCGTTAGGGTCACGACCTTCATTAATTGCCCGGTCGTACTCTCTGAGAGCCTCATCCTTATCCTGCATGTCTTCCCGGTAAAATTCTTCGGGAATTTCCATCAGATAAGTTTTGAGGGGGGCGCCGCTCTCCTGAGTTCCTGCCAGGCGGTTGACGCGAGTTCCGGGACCATGTGTTGCGATGCCGGTGTCTTCGACGAATGTATAGCCGATCTCTTGCAGGTCTGCAAGCCTGTTGCCTTTGTCATTGACAAACCGGCGCTCGAAGCCTTCGCGCTTCGGCGCGGAGAGCTTGAAATGCGCGCCATGCTCCAGCGCGCCACGCCTGCGACGCTTGCGCTGCGGCACCGCTTCGGGGGCCTCTTGCTGCTCTGGCTCTGCGGCGCGCTCAAGGCGCGGGCGACCGCGACGGACTGGACCATCAGACATTTTTTGCAAACTCCTTCGCGCATTCCTCGACCGAGGCAAAAATACCCGCCTTCACCATCTGCTGCGCCATGTGCTTGTCCTCCTGAGAGAGCCCGGCATAGGTCCCTACGGCCTTTTGTTGGACGCGCATTCCGTTGGCCCCGGCGACCGGGTTGGGCTTTCTGGCCTTCGGCTCTTCCTTGACCGGAAAGCGCTTGGCGACACGCTCGGTTATCTCTTCGAGATATTCCTGCGGCGACAGGTCGGACTCCGGCATGGGACCAAGCTCCGCGATGATGTCTTCCGCGACAAGGAACTTGGCTTGATCGAACATCGGCCCCTGTGCATACCAGCGGTTTTCGGCGAGCCATTCAGTATAAATTTTCTGCATGTCGCCAACCGGCTTTTTCGCCTCAACCTCCGCCGCCGTGTCCTTCCGCAGCGCCTCAAGCTTGGCGTCGACCCTGTCGAAGGCCTCCATGTCGCCGGTTTCAGCAGCGGCGCGCATCTTGTCCTTGAGTTCGTCCAGCGCTTCCTGCCGGGCCTGCTCCTTGAAGCCGCGCACCTGCTCGACCATCTTTTCGAGCCGCCTGATCTTGCGTTCCTGCTCGCGGACGACCTGGTTCAGGCGCTGCGTGGTCTTGGCCGTGCCCTGCCGCATTTCGATAAATGCGTCGGCGTCCATCCACTTGCCGTCGTCCTTGTCGTATTCGTCCCTCGGCCGCCAGCCAAGCTTGCGCGCAAGGGACTCGTTCTCACCTGCATCGCCTTCGGCCGCCTCGGGCTGCTGCTGTTCCTCGACCTGGGGGAGCTCGCCACCCTCGGCTTCGGCCTCGAACTGCTGAGTAAGGTCTTCCATGCTCATGCGATCACCCTCCCGATGATGTCTTGATCATTGATCATCCAGTAGTCGCCGATCTTTGACCCGGCATATTGCGCGACGAACACGCGGTCCCCCGGCTCCGGCGCGTCCGGCCACTTCCACCCGTTGTCCTCCGCGAAGGCAGACGCCCCAACCGCGATCAGCGTGCACCGCTGGCGCTTCCACGCCTCTTTTTCCTTGGTCTCATCCGACAGGATGATGCCGCCCGCCGTCTTTTCCTCGACCGGATCAGGCAGGACCAGGCACTTTGTGTCCAGAGGATGAACCCCGCTCTTGTTCTCAATCATTGCCGTCCTCGTAAAATTGCTGCACGCGCTCAAATTCCAGGTTCACCAAATCCCCCAGCGTCTCCGCCTGGCACTGCGCCTCCGTCTGCGCCGCCGGTTCCTTCAGGTAGCCCTGCGCCCATGCCGAGGAGAGCATCGTCACCCGGTCCTTCAGGTATTGCAGGTACTCCTGCGTCACCCGATGGGTCTTCCATGCCGCCCATTCCTCCTCCTTGATCGTCAGGGCCATTTGTGTCCTCCAGTTGATATTCCGCGGCCTCCACCCCGAGTTTGCGTGCCGCGCCAGCGAACATCGCCGCATCGTCGGTGAGCCCCAGTTGGGCCGCCGTCACCGCAGCCGACATGAGCGCCGATGCCGCCTGCGCGTCCTTCAGGCGGATGCTCGCCTCGGTTTCCTCGCGTTCGTTGGCCATCTTCGCGCCGTCGAGAAGCAGCTTGGGGTCGGGCTGCGGGTCCGGCACCTTGAATAGCGCCGGGATATTGTCGATCCCCGCCGCCTCGAACGAGCGCTTCCTGATTTCGGTCTGGTTGATGAGCGGGTCGCCGTTGTGCATCATCAGCACCTGCGCCTTGGCCATCTTCTGCATGTCCGCGACCGCGGTCGGGTCGGACACCGGGACCATGTCAAGATCCTTGTCCTGATAGTCCTCCTGCGTCACCTGCATCGGCGTATCGGTCAGGGCGAAATACTGTTCCCGATCGAGATGGTCGCCGTTCAACCCGAAGACTATGCCGATTTCCTCACCGAAGGACCGATGAATCCGCTTGTAGATCGCCGTGAACACCTTCTGCCCCTGCTCGATCAGGGCAAGGGCTGTCGTCGGCGCTGTCTGACTGTCCTGTGAGCCCGTGAGGATGTCCTGGACGCTGGTGATGTCCTTTGCCGCACCGATCAGCAGATCGAGCATGTTGAACAGCACAGGAGACGGCCCCGGAAGCTGCAACGGCACGATGCTGTCCCGCAACGGCGCGCCGGTAGGTCCGTCGATGGTTTTCCACTCACCCGGTTTGAACCGCATGGTGCCGCCGCGTATCTTGATGCCGCCAGCGAGGAAGCCGCCCTGCATGTTCGACAGGGTCCCGGCGTCGATAAGCTGGTTGATGATGGTGTCGATCGACGCTGAGATGTTATCCAGCAGCATCCCGAAGCCGACATCGTAGAACGAACCGTCCGGCGCGGGGATGAACCCGTACTTCACGAAATATTGCTTGCGCTTGATCCGCAGGACGACAGGACCATCCTCGCCTTCGCTCACCGTCACGCCGTCCGCGTCGAAGCAGGCGACAATCCGCGCAACTTCGCCGCTCTTGTTCAACGTGACGACGTAGGGCTCGGGGTAGCCGTCGCCGTCCAGATCGATCAGGCGGTGCTGCTCGTAAATCTCGACCAGCGCGTCAGGGTCATCGCCATCCTCACCGTCATAGCGGATTGTCGCCCATTGGCCGGAGCGAATAAATTCCTCGATCTCATAGGGGTAATAGCGTTGGATGTGTGTGTAGCGCGGGGCCTTGTCCAACCCCGGCGACCAGTAGTTGACAACGAAATCCCGCGCGGGGACCGTCTCGCAAAGGTTCTTGCGCTGCACGGAATCGTGCCAGCACTTGCGGAAGACGCAGCCGACGATAGGCAACCGCAGCAACAGCTTGTCGGTATCTTCTTCCCAGCCCGGCATGTCGTAGAAAAACTGCCAGGTCATGTGCGCCGCGACCCGGTCGGCGCGCTCGCGCTTCCGCCCATCCTGGTCCGGCCCGAGCACTCGACCCTTGACGAGGTTCGAGCCCGCGATGATCGCCGGGTAGGCGCGCGCCTGGAACTGGATTGCCGCCTGCGTCAGGAGCGGGAACTTGACGTTTGACGCGCCGGGCCACGGGAAGGTCTTCTCCTTCCGGACCTGCATTGCCATGTCCATCACGCGGTCGTAGGTCTCAAGCCAGCCCTCGCGGCTACGTTCGTCGATCTTGTATTCATCGAGCGCCCTGCCGCCGAGCTGGTTGACGAACGACGGGTCGAGCATCGGCACGAGGTTGTCGGCCTGCATCAGGTCGGTGAGCGTGAACTGCTGCTCAACGGGCTCCGATGCTTCGTCTTCGATCATGAGGGCGGCTTCAGGCAACTCAGTAACCCCTATCTGTGGTGGAACCCGCAGGCGCCTTTATCGACGTGCATTCATCGACAAGTTCTTGGTATCCGTCGCAGGTAAACGCCCCGATGGAGAGGCCTTCCGCCGAGCAATCCGCGCACAATAACTTGCCGCGCGGTCCATCCTCGACATGCTTGTGCGTTGCTATCGTCTCTGCGATCTCTTTATCCACACTTGCGAGAGTGTCTCCGGGCTTTGAGAATTTGTAGTTCATCGTCAGTATCCAGTCACTGCGTCAGGTTCTTCGCGCCAGTCGTCGCGAATGTCGTCTTCAATGTTGGTGATCAGCGGGCGGGCGATACAGGCCAAGCCGAACGCATCTGCGGCGTGGGATGACCAGTCGTGCTCCGGGCCGAGCCCGATATTGCGCACCTCGTCCTTGCGCTCATGGTAAGCCCCAAGCGCGTCGATCCCTGCCTCGCAACGCGCTTCATTAAACCATATGGATGGGAAAAGCCTTCGCGCGGCCTCGATACGCTGCATAGCCGCGCCCTTGCCCTGATTACGGACAACCCACGCTTCAAAACCAGCATCCTTGATGTGATCCTGGAATGTAATACCGGTGACGACATCGCCGCGATTGCCGTCATGAGGCAGGACGCAGATCGCCTTGCCCCAACCGTTATCGCGGAGCCACTGAACGTGCGTTGCCAGCGGCTGTCCGGACGCTTCGTAGAAGTCGAGAGCCCGTATCTGCTCGCCAACAAACTGGATGATCCAGATTGCGGTATGGTCTCTCAGGCCAATATCCCAGAATGCGTAGACCGGCATGAGCGGGTCAAGACTAAGCGCCCCTATGCGCCCGTCAGCGCGCGCCCTGGTCAGGCACCCGGCGAAGTATGCGCCCTCCCAAACCTGCTGGTAACCACCTTCCCAAACATGATCATAACGTTCCGGGAAGACTTCGAGATCATATCTGCGCTCAGCATCAAGCGCCTTCGGGAAAAACGGATTATCCGACCAGTTAGCCCGCAAGACGATAGCCCCGGGCGGGGGCATGTCGCCGCGCAGCAACTGGTCAACCGCGTCCGTCTTGCGTGTTGGGTTCCAACTGAACCACATTTCCGCGCCCTCAGGATATGCGCGGGACGATGGCTTGCGCATGGTGGGGCGAAGCATTGTCAACGATCGACCCGAAAGGCTTTGCGCTTCTTCAACCCACGCGATGTCAAAGCCTTCGTAGGACTTGATACTGTCCGCAGTGTGGTCCTGCATGCCTGAGAAGGCGATAATACCGCCGCCCGGCGTGTTGATCTGCGATTGCAGGCATTCAAAGTAAGACCCGACGGCAAGTGCCTGAATCTTGTCTTCCAAAAGCCTCTTGGCGGATTCCTTGAGCGACTTCTGCACCTCGCGGACGCATAGTGCGCGAGTGCCTGGGTTCGCGATACAGCTTTCGATCAGCATTTCCGCAAAGAAATGAGACTTGCCAGAACCACGCCCGCCCCATGCGCCCTTGTAGCGCGACGGCTTGAGTAAAGGTGCGAACACTCGCGGCGTATCAATGACAAGGGCCGTCATCCGATAATCCGCCGTTCGATTATCTGAATACCAATGGGATTGTTTGGATCACCACCAACCTGAAGCGGAATAATCTTTCCCACTAATGTTAGAAAGGCGGTTGGGTTTGCATCGGCCTGCTGGATTAGATATTCAACGCCGCCCTTTTTTTCGAGCGCCTGGACTATCATATCCTTGATGGCTGCCGTGGTTTTGTTGGGCGAGCCTTTTGGTCTACCCGCCCCGGCGCACGG